ATCGGAAACACCTACTCTAGATCCTGAATATCGTCCAAGAGTCACCGTTTCAGACTGCGATGTCCCGTCAAATGTTCTATATGTCATTGTTGATTTGTTATTAAACGGTGGATGGAATTGTTAATTAGATAATTGTGCTGCTGTCATATGCCAGTACTGATCCCACATAAGTGTTATAACATCTTGATTATTATCTAGTGTTTGATTAGAACCACATGCTATATTATAAGATTCACCTGGATGTTGGTTATTTCTAACCACTACATCACGGTCATCATGAGCACTCCTTATGATAAGTATTTGTCCAGGAGTATATGCAGCACATTGTATTTTATCTAGATTATCAGTACCTGCATCACCTTCAGTATCAACTGAATGATAACTACTTGTAACTGTAATCGATCCACTAGATATAGTTAATTCTGAATGCTTATATGCTATGGGGGAGCTAAAAGTAATTCTACCATGGGTTAGATCTATAACAGACTTGCTTGATCCGCCACTATCTTTACAATTAAGGCTTATTGTACCACTATTACTAGTATTGTAGATTCCCCAAATACCATCACCACCACCATTACTTCCAAAATCACCCTGGCCCATACCAGAAGTATTGATATTTAAACTATCTACACTTGCTGCACCAGCCATAACTGTAGCACCTGTAACTACTAGTGTACCAGCTATAGTAGCATTATCATCAATTGCGACAGTACCACCTGCAGAATCTAATTCTAAATTACCACTAACTGTATCAATGGTGTTGTCATCGGTACTTGCTATCTTTATTTCACCAGCCATTACTTGGCTAAAAGGTTTAGCTACAGTACCAAGATATGCACCTTCATCTGCATCTGGTATGATACCTGTATCAACTGTTACTTCTCCTTTAGCGTTTAAAGTACCATCAATTACTGTATTACCAGTTGCAGATGCAACAGTAAATTTATTAGTATTAACAGAAAAGTTACCATCAATATCTATATTAGTATCTAGTTTAGCACTAGTAACTGCACCATTATCGATAGTCCATGTATTACCAGAACTTGATACAGTTATATCTCCTTTATCGGTATCACTCAGACTACCTGAATTAGTTAATGTACCATATTCTTGTATATTAAATCTCAGTTGATTTAAACTATCATTTAAAGCTGATGCTGTAACAGCTGATCCAGCTTGGAATGTATTGATAGGTTCAGATACAGCTGTAACTCTTTGTGCAGTTACTACAGCATTTGTAGCTGGTACACTGACAAATGTTATCTTCTTAGTAGCTTTATCTAAAGTATAGTGGGTAGTTACTGTCTGTAATGTTTTAGTTCCTCCACTTGGTGTTAAGTATACTTTAACATCTGATGTCCTTAAGAAATCAAACCCAGTACTAGCAGCGGAGGATATAGTGAACTCTTTATTTCCAGCGGCGTTCAACTCGCTTGTTTGTGTAAATGTTTCTTCTATTGCCATAATTAATATTTAATACAAGCTAAAAGGGCTATGTTTCTTGGTCTTGCTTCTGTTCCACCGTCGTTTACTATTGATACACTTATTCCTGTAGTTGCTGAGTTTGTTGTTCGAGTTGAGTCATTAGCATATGCTTCAGTAGAAGGAGAACCGTCAGCCGCACTGCCGAGTTGACGAGCAGCATCAACTGTATGAGTATGACCAGGATCAGTAACGTTTGCAGTATGATTATGTTGTTTATTTTGATCGCTTTGAGCACTTCTAATGGCTCTACCACTATCTGTACCTTTACCATCATCCCAACCTCTTATAAATTCACCACGTAAGTCAGGTAAATTAGCTCCAACTATTGCATATAGAGCAGAGAAGTCAGTTGTTATGCCTTGAGTAGTACCACTACCATTAGCAATTGCATCTCCATTAGCTTTTAAATAACCAGCAGGAGCTGTAGAACCAGCATACCATATGACAGTACCAACAGGATTAAAAACCCCTGGAGTTACTTTATCACGGGTTACAGCGTTATTAACTATTTGATTAGTATTAACACTGTTATTTGCCATCATTGCTTCAACTATCTGTACTTCTTCAACAGTACCAGTACTAGCTTTACCTAATACTCTATTAGCTGTACCTATATCCTGTAACTTAGCATAAGTAACATTATCATCTAATATCTTAGCAGTTGTTACTGCATCATCTGCTATAGATATTTCAGATGTAGCTGTAATAGTATTAGGATCTAGTTCTTCTGTTGCATAAATAAATTGAGTAGAATTAGTATTTAAATCACTAGCACTAACTGCAGAGCCAGCTTGAAATGTAACTCTAGGTGAAGTTATATCTGTTTGTCTTCTAACTAAAACTGAATAAACAGTGCTAGCTGTTAATACATTATCCTTAAAGACAATATTTTTACTATCGTTTATAGTCCAATGAGAGACTATATCCTTTTGAGTATAACTAGATGCACCAGCAGCTTTAATAGAAACTTTAACATCAGTATCTTTTAAGTATGGAAAGTAATTAGTTACTACTTGTACTGCACCAGCTTGATTAGTAAGGATTTGTTCGTTACCAGTAGCTGTGAAATCAGTTACTGTAAATGATGTTGTAGCCATAATTATTTATACATATTTAGAATATTTGCTGTTTCTTGTGTTTTAAGCTTACGTGCTAATTTAACATCTCTTTGTTCAACTATTAATCTCTGAATTTCTCTTTCCATTTTAATAGAATTCCAAGCTATTTTCCGAGCTTTAGTGAACTCTTTACCTATTATGATATTATGATAGTAATCTCTACTTTGATACTTACCTCTATCTCCATTTCTTATATCTCTATGCATCTCTTCAATAGAAGCTATGATTTTAGGATCCTTAGCTAACTTATCAAGAGTACGTTCTAAATTCTGCATACCTAAAGCTTTTTGGAATTTAGATCTAATAGTTGGAGAATCAGTTAAATTTGTACCATCTGGAGCATAATAAATAGATAATCGTAAATCATATCCACTCTCAAATAATAGTTTTCTACCAGGTGTAGGTTCAAGATTTAGTTGTATTGGACTAAGTGCATTCCACATTCTAGTAATAGGATCCCATTCTTTAAGAGGTGTATTAGGTTTTAATACATCCCATTTAATTGGTAATGGTTCTCCTGCTACATATTCAGTTAGTAAGTTTCTATTTCTTACAGCATTATCTATACCAGAACTTAATTCTCTAGTATATGGTGTAAATAATTTACCAAGTTCATTACGTAATCCAGCTAAAGGTACTGTGTTATTTGCTATATTAGCTAGGATACGTTCTGCTTGTCCAGGTCTACCACCAACAAGATCTACAAACTGCTGCATACCAGCAAGATATGACTTACCAGTAACACCTTGAGCTAATAAAAGAGATACTTTAAGTAGTTGATCTTCAGTCCATTCTTCTCCCATCAATTGACTAGCATCACCAATATCAGCTATCATGGAGAATATTTGGTTGAATGGTTCAATAGAATCATATCCAAAAGATATACCTCCTGGTAATGATATATTTCTTTGTTTGAAACCACCATCTATCCATACCTGTCTATTTTGTCTATCAATAGGGCCATTACCAGTTAGATCCCCTCTCATCCATGCCTGACTAGCCATGAATACAAGAGCAGAGCCAATACCTAATCTACCTGTCTGTAATGCCTTAGCATTAGCAAGTTCAGCAGCATTAGTAATACCATACTTTCTTACAGCATCTAAGTTATTAGGGTTAGCGAAAGCTATATCATTAAATTCTTTAACTAAGAAGTTAAAGCCAGGTGTATGTTTAGCAGTTAATTGTAAACCATTTACTCCAGTTCTAGCGAATAGGAAGAAAGGTTTAGCCCATGGATTAGCTTGGAATACTTGGTTAAGACCACCAGCAAATCCAGTTAGTTCTTGAGTAAGAGTAACTTCTTTACGAGCAAACTTAGTAGCTTCATCAATTATATCTCCATTAGCATCAAATATCTCACGATAGAAATCGTCTTCATATACTCTAATTAATTCTGGAGTTATCTCAGTGTAAGCTGTTAGTTTACCTTTAGCCTGAGCATCCATAGCAGACCTCATAGCCTTCTCTCTCATCTTAGCTCTACCTAAGATATAAGCAAAAGCATCATCAGTTGCTGCCATTAGTTTAGTAGAGTAAGTTAGGAAATTAACATTGTTCATATTCCTAGCTAAATTAGCCATGTTGAACCATGCTCTATCTCCTATAGAAGCTCTTCCACTATCTTCAGCCCATCTCCTTAAGATTTCCCAGTTATCATCACCTTTAGTATATTCAGCGAATCTAGTTTTAACAGTAGATATATCACCTTTCCAGTATGAATTTAACCTAGATTTAAATAAGTCAAATGATTCTGGTATGGATTGTATCATAGCATTCATTGAAGCTAATCCAGATCTAAGTGTAGCAGCATCTCCAGTAAAAGGATATCTAACAACACTACCTACAGCAGTAGACATAGGTCTGAGGAAGGTTGCTGTACTTGTACCCATTATAGCCCTTACAGGTGTCTTAGGTCCACTTAAGATACTATGTATCATTACACCTTCTAGTTCCCTCATAACAGCACCAATCTGTGCTTTACCTTCAATCTCTCCACCTTTGATCATTCTTCTAGCCCAAGCATCAAAGTCATCTAGACTGTTGACAGTTTGCATAGAAGAGAATGCTTCAAATAGAGCCATCAATAAATTGTCATCTTCACTCTTATTAACGATATTAAGTATAGATTGTATAGATTGTCTAGTATCAGACATCTCCTTAGAGAGTGTCTCTTTTAGATAACTTTTACGTTTACCTGCACCTAATTCTCTAAAGTTCTGTGATTTAACAATTCTAGCTCTTTTAGTTTCTGTTAGAGCTACCATCATAGTATCTACTATTTGATCCAATGGACCATCAATACTATTTAGATTAGCGAAGTCTGCTATTTCTCTACCAGCTATACCTCTATCTCTTATCTCTTGTAATAAAGTACCAATAACCATATCAGCTACTACTACATTTTTACTTGTAATAGTTTTGATAGCATCATCTGTACCTGAATCATATATATCAAAAGATTCAAATAGTTCTTTCAAGTACTCATTAGCTGACATATTAGCTGGATTCCTACCTTGTGTTATACGTTGATGTGCCATAATAGAATCACCAAAGACTTCAACTAGTCTTTTTCTACTACCACCTACACTATCTAACACTTTCTGGAATCTTTCAGTACTCATCAGTCTTTTCAGAGTTTGTTCTGCAATATCAGGATCTACATTACCTTCTCTTGCTACTCTTTCTTTTTGAACTGGTCTTACAACAGTACCAGAAGATCCTTCTTCAGCACCCCATTCCGACCTCTGTCTCTTCTGTCTCTCCCATACTATGAAAGGATCATCTTGAGAGTAGTGAGCAGCTTGTTCAGGGTTAGCTATAGGTTTATTCTTACTGCCTCTGAATTCAAATTCATTCTTTCTTAGTTCTTGTAATCCTTTTCTAAGGGTTTCAAGTTCTACACTCTTACCTCTATCAGCTGCAGCTTGTATTACTTTTTTTGAACCTTTACCTAAAAGTATTGTAGCACCGTCAAATATAAGACCAATACCCATACCTTCAGTTATATTTTTTATTTTCATCCATATAGGATGATCAGTATCTTTAGTACTAATTGGTGTATCTACCCAGCCATAACGATCTCTTAGCATACCTAATGCATTATGTCCATCTGATTCCTTAGATATCAGATCAGACGCAGCACCGACACCAGCAGCTCTGACTAGACTATTAGCCATTATACCTGTACCTGCTATACCTACTCTAGCAGCCGTAGCTTTAGCAGTAGGTATGATAGCAGCAGCCATAGAACCGAAGTGTACTACACCTCTAGCTAATTTACCCCACCATGTTTTAGTTTCATAGGTATTACCCATGTTTACAAAAGGATCCCACTCAGGTTTGTATTCTCCTTTCTCTTCCCTTTCACGTTGCATCTCTCCCGTAAGAGCATCAACAGTACGTTCTGGGAAGGTAGTAATAGAGGAGGCTGTATCCTGTAAGCCTCCTGCACCAATTGATACTAGTTCTTTTCCGAATGCCTTAGCACCCCATTTCTTAGCGTTCCTTGGGTCTTCTTGTTCTGATATAGCTTGTTGTTCTGTAGATGCTTGTTGCTGTTGTATTTGACTTTCAGCTTCTTGCTCTTCAGATGCTTTATCTAAAACTCTACGGTATCTCTGAACTTCTTCAGATAGACCATCTACGCTAAGTTTATTTGGATCTATTTCCATTAATTTACCTTAGTAATTACTGTTCATCTCCTACAATGATTGTAGATAAGTTATTTATTAAATTTGCAATTAAAATTTTACCCTCCTGAGATGATTTATCAGAGGCTTCTATTTGTTCTGCGAGTGGTCTTAAATTATGACCTGTTGGTATAGATCTTAATAAATTATCTAGCATATCTCTATCAATATCATTGACCCAATCGAATGGATCTGTAAGAGCAACATCACCAACTGTTCTAATAACATCTGTTACTAATTTATTGAATTGACTGTATGTTTCATCCATAGATTCTTCTACTTCCTCTAAAGGTCTTAGATTTCTAAATGTTAAACCTCCTACTACTTTATTAACAGCTTTGTTAAGTTTATTCCAATCAATTTCTCCTGGTTCAGTTTCTCCTAGTTTTGCATTCACTTGTTGAAAAGCTATAGCAGGTGGCATATTCTGTGGATTTGAATATGGCTCATAGTCACCTGTAAATTCTTGATATTCAATATTTAAATCTTCATCAATAAGACCAGGTGTCATCCAAGACATATCTGCAGATCCTAATTTATGTTGCTCTGTATTTTGCCATAATAAAATTCCATAAAGATCATTTATAGATTGTATTTCAGGTCTATTGAGTATTTTAATTGCCCATTCTTTTTCTTCAGATTCAGATATAACTCTAGCTAAATTTGCAACACTTGGATTCTTCAGTAAAAGTTCTTGTAAATTATCAGATACTTCTGATCTTTCTGGTATAGGATCTCCTACTTCATCTGTAAATCCTGCAGATTTAAGTCTAAATTTAAGTATTTCTTCTGGAGTTAATGATTTACCATTATATTTCACTTTACTTTCACGGTAAAAAGAAGTATCAAGCGGTAAATCCAAATCTAATGATTGTCTATTTAACATTAAAACTTCACGTTCTACATCATTTAAAGGTATATCTAAAAAAAGAAGGTCAGAATTTTTCTTTAATTTTTCTTTGAAGTCTATTGAATTTGACTCATAATTTCTTGAGTCTATTCGAGATTCACCTTTCCAGAAATCTGGTATATTAGGTTTCATAGCATCTCTAGCTGCTTCATATAGAGCTTCATCTTCGATACTAGGTCTTTCTTTTAAAATAGATCTACGTGCTCTAATGTATGCATCGTCTGCTCTTTGATATGCTACTTGTATTTTCTCTTTATAACCCTTTATATCTTTTGTATCTTGTCCTGGGAAAGCCTCTTTAACCCACTCATCTACTACTCCTTTAATACGTGCTTTATGATCTTTTAGTTGATCATCAGTCAATCTTCTTTTACCAGCATTCACCATATTATCAATCTCTTCTTTATAGTCTAGACCAGTTATACCATAAGCATCTTCTTCAGTAATAATTTCTCCATTATTGTCTTTCATTTTAAGTAGTTCAAACCTATTCTCTTCTGTATCTTCAGATTGAGTTAATAGCTTCTTTAATCTATCTGGAACAGGTCTATCCCAACCAATTGAAGGTGCAAAAACATTAACAAACTCATTATATATTTCTCTAACTTTTTGCTCTGTTAGTTCATTATATGGTATACCACTGAATTTACTAGACACCCAACCATTAACTTGAGTCTCTTGCCAAGCAATTTTAGCTTCCATTGCTTGTGTTTGTATTTCCTTAATTCTATTTCTTAATGGAGCAGCATCTTTTTTTCTAAGCTGTTCTAAAGTAATCTCTTTATCACCACTACCTCTCCACTTTGTAGAGAAATCTAATAACTCTTCTACTTCATGTATTGTAAGACCATTCTCTTGACCAACAGTATCATATAACATACTAAAGGCTTCTTTCCAACCTTCACTATATTCTCCATGGAAGGGATGATATGTCTTTATATGCCTTAATAAACCTTCACCACCTTCTAGTGTAACTGCATCCAAAAGATGTTGTTGTCTAGTTTCATATGATTTTTCTTCTAAAATCTTAGCTGATTTTTGTAGCCATTCTACTTTTAAGTTTTGATATAGGTCATATATTTCTTTTGATAAATAACCTCTTACTAAATTTGGATTAGCACCTTGATCATATAGAAACTTAGGGTAAAAGCCCATTATATTTCTAAATATACCTTCAAACTCTTCTTCAGTCTGTGAAGAATCTAAAGTTCTGTCTTCCCCATTATATTCAATAACCTGATTTTTCAATACAGAAGGAAGAATATGTTTAATATGGTTCCTATATTCTTTAATTTCTGATATTGAATCTAATGAATCTTTACCACCAACCGTAACAGCTTCTTGAAATATTTTTAATCCTTCATTAGATTTCAAGAGATCTTCTGTAGCTTGATCATTTTCTTCTATCAGCTTTAGTGTATTCTGCCTATCTTTTTCAGCTTGTTTCAGTTGCTTAGTGTTAAATCCTATAAGTCCGTATGTATCCTCTGCTTCTTTTAACTCCTTTCCATACTGTACTATTTTAAAACCTGTTGGGATTAACTGAATAAGACTATCTAATTGTTTTTCTTTTTGTTTTAAATATTGGTTATGTTGTTCTATTTTCTGATCATAGAAATTTTTTCTATCTTGCGTAAGTCTATCAATATTATCATTAATAGATTCTGTAAGATCAGGTTCAGTTTTAGCATAATTGTATTTGCTAATATCTGGTAGTGGATTAGGTTGAAAAGATGAAGTCATTACCATCCTCCTGCGTTTGAACTAAATATGTAACCACCAGCTGATAAACCAGCACCCATTGCAGCAGCCGCTCCTTGAGTTGCTAATCCCATTGAGGCTCCCAGTGAAGCACCACCAGTATATATTGCTCCAGCAATTGTTGCTGCTAATCCTATATTAGCCATCAGTGAACTTCCTTTAGGAGGCATCATAACAGGTGCACCATAAGTAGGAGGTAAACCTAGACTTTCTCTATTACCAGCTAGTTGTGCTCTGTACTGTCTATTAGCACCTAGATATCTTTTATATGCATTAGCTCCTGTTGTATTTCTTAGTTGATTTTCTAATATAGTTTTTCTGTTTAAAAATTCTACATATCTACGTTTTCCAGCAGTTCTTGATCTACCAGCTTCTGAAGCTTTAGATGCATATGCATTTATAGCATAATATTGATTTGCTAAAAGTTGGCTTTGTCCTCTAAGATAACCTCTTTGTCTTATCCCAGCCTCCATTATGTCTCCATAACTACGGCTAAGACCTATAGCAGCTCTTTGATTGCTACTTAAAAAAGAAACCTCTTTATTCCAATATTGGGTACCAGCATCTTTAAATGCTGCATTTTTTTCTAAGTGTCGTATTCTGGCTTGTTCTCTTATACCAGCGTTAGGGTCTCCTGCACACACGGCAAAACTCGATAAAGGTCAATTGGTTAGGTCCATACTTAAGTTCCCTTAAGAATTTGAAACCTAGAAATTTGAGTAGTTTTAAATGAACAATATTACGTTTATCAACGATGTTCCATAGCAAAGGTTCTGTCCTACTCTCGACATACCTTTTAGCTTCTCTAGCGAATGTAAGTGGGTACTCATGAATTGCGGGTGTACACATCATCCATATTGCACCATTAGTATCTACTCCAGCCATTCCGGCAGTCTTGCCGTTAGGCACCACGAAATGTACACAGAAGGGATCGTAGGCCATATCCTTGAAGTATTGGATACAATCTAGCCCGTGACCTTCTTCAAGCTCTCTGCGGTCTTCTGGACGTAAATTAGAGGCTACCTCCATAGCAGCCTCCATTGTTACTGGGTGAATGTATTTAGACACGTTTATAAAATCTTTGGGTGTAATCCCCTTCCCAGCTCATTGAATGTAATGTAGCAGGTGATGGGTTAGTTGATTTAAGTGTTATATCTACGTTTGTATTTCTTTCATATACTGGGATAGTCTTAATTTTTTCTGATAAATATGGGGCATCTCCTGCTTCATAAGCATCTAATGAATTAGATTCGTAGATTTCAGTATATGGATCTTTACCTACTTTACTTGTTAGTGTAGTTGCATAGGAACCTACCTTACCAAAGTTTAGTTTGATTCTATGTACAACTAAAGAACTATTAGCATCACTAGTAAATATATTATTTTCAGATGAGGATACATATAATGTAGGGAAATCTACTTCGTAATCATATAAGAATCCTATATCTACTGTAGCACTAGACCAATCTCCTACTACTTCAAGAGCATTACCATCTCTAGTACCCTTACCATATCTACCATCAGCATCTATAATAGCTACATCATTAGTACTTGATGATACATCAGCTAACCATGTAGTATTAAATGTAGTTATATTAGTACCAGTATTAAATATACCACCAGTTACATTAGCTACATAGTTATCTAAATGTACTAAAT